CAGAACGAAGCGCGCCAGATCATCACAGACTTGATTGAAAGCGGCTTAACTATTCGAGAAGTAGCAAAAGCTGTGAGTATAAATAAATCCTCTCTAGCAGACTTCTACAAGGGTATAGGGGTTGACCTGACACCAGCAGAGATAGGAAAACTTGAAAATGTTTCTATGGGAAGATAATGATAATGAGCAAGATTTTGATTACAAAGCAAACCCCCCTAGTGGGGCCTCGAATTGGCACTGCTCATACTACAAAATAGGTGTACATGGTAAGGTTTTTATTTTTATAAACGATAGGTGGATGCTATCAACAATTAATAAATCAGAAGTCGAGAGGTTTAGAAAATGTTAAATTTTGAGCAGAGACGTAGGAAACTTGGGTTAACATCGGTAGAGTTGGAATGTAAGATTTACAATGAGGGAATGAGGTCGAGTGATGATAGGAATCCATACCCTACAGTAGATTTACGTTCGTATTGCTTATTTGCGGCTGGAGTATCAGACAGGTGATTACTAAGGAGCAGGTAACGGCATGGGTTGCGAATAATCAAATAGGCTATAACTCAGAGGCGGATTTTATTCACCAGTGCATTCAGGACCTGACTCCTACTAGTGAATGGATTAGTGCTGATGATAGATTGCCAATACCAGCACCACCGGAGGAAATATAATGATTATATTCTTTGTGGTATTGATGATGAATATAGCGGCTGGGGTCTTTCTTGTAGTTGTGGCTGATGATAATGATAAGGTACATTACGCATGTGGAGTGTGGGGCACATTATTAGGTGTGTTATTTATTTCACTCAGCATGGGGTGGGGGTAATGATTATATTCTTTGGAATTATAAGCATAGCTATAGGAGCTTTTTATTTAGATATGGCGGTAGATGATTTCGAGTATGTCGAGGACTTCATAACTGGATTAGCGCAGACCTTAATTGGTGTGGCATTTATTTTAACTGGAATAGGGCTGTTATTTTCGTGTCCATGATCCACGGACTATGGACAGGTGTTAGAAGCAATTAAGATAAATGTCAAGTAATAAAGGAGAAAGAAACATGAAACCTACAAAAGAACAGCTAAAGTGCCCCGATTGGTGGGCGGAGAATACCAGGAATTATCACCATTATTACCTGTGTGACACTGCTGGGTATTATTATTTTGCTGAGCATTTTTCAGGTGATGACGCAACAGTTAGAGCTGTACGGCCTGTTAAACAACTGGAGTCTGATCCCGTAAATAAGTACTCCACAAACGTAGGAGATGTGTACGATGTGTTAAAGGCATTTGAAGTGACTAACCCAGCATTACAGCACTTGATTAAGAAGGCGCTTAAAGTGGGTAAGAGAGGGCACAAAGACCTAGAAACCGACCTGCAGGATATTATTGATAGCGCGATTAGAGCTAAGCAATTAGAAGGGTTTTAAGCTAAAATTAATATACACGCTTCTATAAAATAATGCTTTACAAGCAAAGCTAATTTGATAGTGTGTAGGTACACCAACTGAGAGGGTAAACGGAATGAAAGAAACACTAGATAAACTAGAAAGACTGGACCGTAAACTAGCAGGACTTAGAGCGCAGGTACGAGGGTGTAGCAATCTGCTACATAATGCACAAAAAGAAGCGGATAAGCTAGCACCATGCGATGTTGGTGATAAAATACACCTTGATAAAGGTGGTAAAGGTGAGGTACAGAGGCTACTTTACAATGGCACGGAGAACGGAAAAGCTTTGTTTGATATTACAATACTAACTCCTGATAACGAATATGAAATAATCAAAATGGTGAGGGTACTATGAAAAAACTAATACTTATACTAATCGTAATGATGTCCTATTCTGTGCAAGCAAGTGAGGTGTCGCTTGGTTTGTGGTCACATCACTTTGATAGGTCATCTAAACCTAACGAATGCGTCAATGAGGATCATAATTTATTATCGTATAGCTCTCATAATGTTGTGGTTGGTGGTTATAAAAATTCACATTGCAAGCAATCGTTTTTTGTTGGTTATCAGCAAAACCTATACGGAGAGTTTGGGTATACAGTATCGCTAGTCTCAGGTTATCCGAAATCTATGTATGTTGTTGATAAATATGTGGTGGTTCCTATGATGCACTATACATTTTTATCGGATAATGTCGGGGTTAAAGTCTATTTTATACCCGGTGTATTAGTTGCGGCAGGTTATGTCATTAGGTTTTAATAATGGTATTATAAACCTCACACTCATTATCAGGGAGGTTTAAACCATGCCTAACGCCAAAAAAGCAGTAAAAAAGCCTAGATCAAAGACGCCTGCCGAAGCCGCTACAATATCACCCTTCACAAATGTTGCGGGCGCTGGCGGAAATGGCAAAAAGAAAAAACGCAGGAATACACAAAATGCTTAGTCTTATACTTGTGACTGTAGCGTTAATCGTATCAGCATGTAAATCAGGTAATCATCGGGTTTTAGTATGCCTATCTATTTTAATCCCATCAGCCACTCACTACGTTATTTTCAACGATTCAGTTGATTTTGCGTATTATGGAACGGCAGCAGTATCAAGCCTAATTGTGATTACTATCTTAAACTATTTACCTCGCAGTCCTTTGTCTACTGATATCCAGGTAGTGAATCTTATGTTTATATTCGCCAACTTTATTGGCTGGGGGATGTACCACGCGTACATAGAACCATTCTGGTATAATGCTTTGATATTGATAATATTCGTGATTGAGTTCGCCAGATTAATGATACACACCAAAAAAGATGAAGCGCATGGAGCTTGTAATCAGTTTTCTTTTATTCGTAATAATGATGGTAGGCGCATTGTGCGTGATACTAGGTAATTGCAATGATAGCCGTAAAATCAGAAGTGATAGAACACGTTCTAAATAATCCCAAGGCGCAGACTGTGGTAGCTAGTGGTACAACTGCATTAGCTATTGATTATAACATCATGCACATAATCCCTAGTATTATCACTGTGATTGGTGGTTCACTGGGTATCGTGCTAACTATAATGATGATCGTGCATAAATATGTGCAAATTCGAAATGACTTGAGGGTGTAACATGGCGAACTTTAATAAATTTGAGTATGGGCAGGTAATCAGGGCTAATCTTAATCAGGACGTGTCTACTAATACAGGCTTAGAGATGGTAATCCAGCCGGAACTTGGTAGAAGCATTAATTCTACTCGATTGAATGATGATAACCCTCGCGGCGCAGTTATAGTTAATAATCCAGATGTGGCAGTAGGAACGGTTAACGTGGCGGTAGGTGATGAGATTTACGTTGCTAATGAATACCTTGAGTACACTATCAAAGAAAACGACCTGTCAAAATCAGGTATCTGGCGGGTCAAGGGCTTAGCAGATATAAGCGCGACTAATAGAGTAACAGGGGATTACACAAGGTTTTCAGTGCTTGACTAGGAGGTGATCTAGGATAGCTATCATAAGGACGTGGATAAGATTGGGGACTACTGAGAAGTAGACCCTTTTTTTTATGTGTTATTATAAGGTAAATAAGGGTTATATAAGGGTTATCATGGCTGAGAGCAATACAACACTAAAATCGGGCGACAACCTACCTCCTAGGGGCAAGAGCAATAAGAATCGCATACTTGAGGCTATGAGGGCGGAATCATTTGAGCAGCTCACAGAGAGCGCTACAAGGGACGAATGCGAGATTGCGTTCTTTAGATGTATAGTTAAACGCGCTGCAAACCCTGATGATAAAGACTCCGCAATGATGCTTAAATTTCTTGGGGACAAGGGATGGAGTAATTTAAAACCCACGTTTGAGATAGTTTCGTTCGCTCTTCCTGAAGACGGTACAGCAGCGGAGAAAATGCAATCAGTTGTACAAGCGGTAGCAGACGGGGTTATCTCTATTGATGTAGGTCAGGCAATGGGTCACATGATACGAGATGGTGTTGTTATTGAGGAAGGCACAGACTTGAAGAATAGAATCGAGCAGTTGGAATTATTGCAGGATAAGCTAAACAATGTCTAGACCGCTTGAAAGGATGGTGGAGTCGCTAGAGGCTAGAATCTCTATTGCTAACGGGTCTAATACTAAGACACCTATTGGCATTGTAGATAGCGGTGGCCAGCACTTACGAACTATTGAGCAGGTTTGTGGTGAGTGGATAACCACATCTAACGAGGCTTTGTTTAGCATACCCGCGAAGCTTGAGCCGATACTACTTAGACCTAAGCGCTTCATTATCATTATAGGTGGTCGTGGGTCGGGTAAATCCCAAAGCTTAGCAGCAATAGAAGCCAGCCGCATGAATGACGAGGGTATCAAAATAGCTTGCTTTCGAGAGTTCCAGAATAGTATTGAGGATTCAGTATATTCGTTGCTATACAGCCAGATCAATTCGGCAGGTTATGACGGGTTCAAGAAAACCAATACCTCTATTAGAAACAATGCAGGCGGCGAGGCTAAATTTAGAGGACTGGCAAGGAATCCAGACAGTGTAAAATCGATGGATGGCTTCTCAGACTTTTGGGTGGAGGAAGCACAGGCAACCTCAGAGAACAGCCTTAAACTATTGACCCCGACAATGAGAGAGGAAGGCGGTAGAATCATATTCACTGCTAACCCATCATCAAGTGAAGACCCATTTAGTAAGAGGTTCATATCGCCTTTTGTTAATCAACTGGGGAAAAGCGGCATTTACGAGGACGATCTACATTTAGTCATTATGATGAATTGGCGGGATAATCCGTGGTTCCCGGAGTCACTTAACCAAGAAAGAGAATGGGATTATGCAAACCTGCCAAGGGCTTTATATGACCACATATGGGAAGGTAAATTTAATGACTCGATTGATAACGCTTTAATTATGGCAGAATGGTTTGACGCTTGTATCGACGCGCACAAAAAGCTTGGCTTTACTGGTAAGGGTGCTAAGATGGCAGCTCATGACCCATCGGATACAGGTCCAGATAGTAAAGGCCTAGCTATTCGACACGGTTCAGTGATTACTCATGTGATGGAGAAAACTGATGGCGATATTAACGAAGGTGGAGACTGGGCTACAGGTTTGTGTAATGAGCTTGGTATTGATAACTATACTTGGGACTGTGACGGTATGGGTGTGGGTTTGTCTAGGCAGACGGCTGAGGCGTTCGATCAAAAACCTGTATCAATCACTATGTTTAAGGGCTCGACGGTTGTGGACAGACCTACAGATATTTATGACCCGGTTATCAAGAAAGACGTTGAGCAACAGAAGAGAAACAAAGATGTATTCAAAAACAAACGCGCGCAGTACTATCAGGCACTAAGGGACCGCATTTATAGGACGTTTAGAGCTGTAGTGCATGGCGAATACAAAGACCCTGACACACTGATTAGCTTTGATTCATCTATTGAATTGCTAGGCAAGCTAAGGGCGGAGTTATGCCGTATGCCAGTTAAACCAAACGCGAACGGGCTGATAGAGCTTTACACTAAAGAAGTAATGAAAAGCAGGTTTAAAGTAGCGTCCCCTAACCTTGGCGACTCTGTAATGATGTTAATGAGACAGCCTGTTATAATAGAATCAATCACGTTAGACTTCGACTCGGAATTTTAAATATGGCAGATAAGCAAAGTAAACTAGACAAAATACACGCGCAGGCACTAGAGCGCTTTGACACTATTATGAACAAGGAACGTGATCAGCGAGCTTTAGCCGTTGAAGATGCTAAATTCGCGCACGCACCGGACGGGCAATGGGACGAGAACGCAATCTCTAAGCGACAAGATCGACCCCGTTATACTATTAACAGAGTTGCAGGTGCTATAGATCAGTTGGTTGGCGATAGACGGCAGAACCGTACAGATATTAAAGTACGT